GACTTGACTTACCGCGAGTTCTTGAAACGGATGGTAGTGCTCCTCCTTCAAGGGGCCACCAAGCCCACGGTGGAAGGCGGACTTGGTCTGTTGTCGGATGCCAGCTTCATCGTGATCGAGAAGGTCATCGAGGCTCGCAACGCCACGAAGAGGGTGTGGAACGAGGCCACGGGTCGATACGAAATTCAGCCGGGCTCGGCATGGGGGCTTGACGACCAGTTCGAGTTCGAGGTCAACACATCGTACATGGACCCAACTAGTGGGCTAGAACGGTTCCCCGAGAACCCGTTCATCCTTCAGGAGAACGCTCGCATCGTGATGCGGGTCTTGAAGCCAGCCCACACGCTCTACAAATACCGTCACCTGTTTCAAGAGGTGTTCGGCAGCTTCTTCTCGGCGTCGTCTTCATGGGATCTAGCGAACTACTACTACGATGATTTCCGCAGTTTTGCTGTGGGGCCAAGAACGTCGCTGGAACGACCGGGGTTACCTGGATCGACAAGACCCTCTTCAGCGACACGACCCGCGAGTTCGACCAGATCCAGGTTGGGGCAAACTTGATCGTCATCTCCGGTCCCAACAGCATCAACGCTGGCGGCACAGAGGGCACGGTTGCTTCGACCGACCGTCTGGAGGTGGGCCGTTACCGGGTGGCAGATGTGCTGTCCTTCCCTGTGGGGACGGATGCTATTCCGAGGGCCTACACGACCAGCCCATCTGGCTTCATCGGCCAGGCGACGGTGACTGTGGATGTGGTCGAGGACTACGAAGCTCTGGGCGTGTTGGCCAACAACCTGCTCAAGATCATCGACACCACGTCGGTTCGATTCTTGGCGGGCGAATTCTTCATCCGCATCGGGACTGACCTTTTCACGCCAGTCGGGGTAGTCGTCTTCAGCGCGGACCCCGGCAGCGGCTTGGGGGTCGAGTACCTGACGGCCATCTCCGGCAGTGACCCGGTGGGCCGGCTGAAGTTTGGGTCTCTGCTCCTGGTGAATTACGCGGATGCTGCTGTGGCCTACGTCGGGGACTGGACTTCGGCGGTAGAGGGCGAGGTGCTGACCTTCACTGAGGGCCTCAACGCCGGGGCCTACCGTCTCAAGACTCTACTCGGGACGAATGGTGGCCCGATTGGCGAGGCGACGGGCCCAGGGACGAGGGTGCGGGTTGCTCACAGCCTGATTCGGACGGAACGGCGGATGAAGGTGGCAGTCACGGGACAGCAGTACACGGTGGTGGTTGATCGCCTTGGTGTGCAGGTGCCCCACTTGGTGGAAGCCGAGGATGCCAGCCTCTTCTTCGTGCTCTGATCCGTCTATACCCCAGGCTTGGTGAGGGCCGAACGCCCACGGAGGACTGAATGGCTGCGGTTATCACAAGTGCTTTGTTCGACTCGCCCGGCGGAGCCCCTGTTGGTGTGGCAACGCAGAACAGCCGCGACGACTTGGAACTCGGTTACCAAGTCGTTCTGAATTCGGTCAATGTGGCTGCGAGCTACTCGTGGTCTTTGAGCTTCGCCTCGAATTCGCCCGGATCCGTGGGTGCTGGCACCCCGTTCGATGGCACGCAGTCGGTCTCTGCCCTCATCGGCCTGACTGACCAGCAAAGTGCGATGTTCAATGTGGACTACGATGGCGTGTACCTCGTCCGTCTGACGACGGACGTGGGTGTGCCGGGCTTCGAGGACACGCAGTTCGTCCGCTTGCGGGTGCTGACGATGTTCGGTTCCCTCAAATTCGTGGCGGCTGGTGAACGGCGTGATGAGCTTGGAACCATTCCGGTGGACGCCACCCCAGAAGGGTGGGCGAACGACCAGAACGTCAACGTGCAACGAACCGCCATCCTCCTTCGGCGGCTGTCTCACAGTGGGCGCATCCTGTTCGTGGACTCTAACCGGGGCCGGGATGTCTCGGAGACCCCGGACGATTACGACAACGTAATCTCCATCCCCGGCCCGGTAACGGCTAGGTCAGAGGAGACTGGAATCAAACTGCGGGCGATGGCCCACGGCGACTTCTCAACCATCAACCAGGCCATCACCTACGCCGCTGCCGCAGTGGCGCGCGGCGAGGCAGCCCTGAGCCGGGCAGAGCCCTACTTCATCGTGGTGCGGCGTGGGCTCTACGTGGAGGACCTTGCTCTTCAGAGTTTCGTCCACATCATCGGGGACGACACGCCGATCAATGACGCTGCGGCGGCTCTCGGGGTGTCCACCGAGCATGTGACGGTGCGAACGGTGAACGCTGGTGGCATCGCCACGCACTCCTACAACCCATTTGGGTTGGCGACCGCTGAGGAGTGCTTCCTGTTCAACCTGAACTTGGAAGGCATCGCGGCCACAACCCTGCCCGTGCTCCGGCAGTACGGCGGCCTGTTGAAGCTGTTCCGCTGCACGGTGGACCAGAAGGGTGACTCTGCGACTCAGGGTGAAGCCCTTCGGTGCGTCGTTGCTAACATCCTCTACGCCCCGCAGCTCTGGCTGGAGGAGTGCCGGGTAAACACGGATGCAGCCACGACGACTGATCGTGTGGCTCTGCGGGTCGATGCCATCGGTTCCGCCTGCATCGTGGACAGGACGAGGATCACGGCGGCGGGGGCCATGACAGTCGTGGTCAACGAGAGCCTGTATGAGACGAGTGCCTTCTTCTGCCGGGACAACTCCCTGATCAGTGGACTCGTGGGCTACTACGGCTACGGCTCAGGCAACACATTCAGCGACAGCCATGTGGTTTCGGCTGGGACTACGGAATCCATCACGGTGGAGCCCTTCGGTAGTGGTGCAGCTTCCAAAACTGGCAACGTGGACGTGTCCCTCTCGAACATGCACCTCTCGCATGACGTGTCCTTCTCCACGGCAGGCGCGGTCGGCACGACCAGTCTGGAAATGACGAATGTTCGGAACGACCAGGCGACGGGCGGCTCCCACGTCCTGTTCCCGGATGCTCCGGGTGTCGATTTGCCAGACACCTACGTCACTCGTCTCGATTCTGAAACGCTCCGGTACGTCACTGACCACTTTGACCCGTTGCTGGGAACGGGGACAGCGACCATCAACGTAGCCAATCAGTTCACTACGACGAACGTGCAAGAGACCATCGACGCCGTTATGCTGGCGGTGTTCCCGGTTGCCGGGAGCCCCTTCTACTCGCTGCACACGGCGTACTCCGGTCTCTCCTCACTGACCCCCCCGACCCTGGGGATGGGGTTGGGGAGGACCATCGTGGCGACCTACGGTGCGATACAGGTCAAGGGTGGTACGGCTCCGTTCGGGACGGACAGTTACCTGAAGCCAGGTGGCATTCAGGCTGAGGGCATCGTAGACATCGGTGGTCTCATCGGCGGTTTCGCTGGGCAGACCATCGCCGACGTTGGCGGCAGTGAGATCCACCTGAACCCCAACATGATGGGGGTCGGCCCATTCATCAGTCTCGGTAACGCTACCTGGGTCAACGGGGTCTTGGGTGGGGACCGCGGCTTCGGTGGTGCTTGCATTGTCGCCAACTACTCCGGCATCGCGCCAGCACCAGGATCGGATGCTCCTTACAACTTGCACCTTCGCACGGCATCTGGCCGTGCTTCGGGTACGGGCAAGCTCGGCAACATCTACATCGTTGGTGGTTACATCCAGGATTCTGCTAGCGGGGATGCCCCTGGCGATGTCCACATCGTCGCTGGCAGCACGCTGGTCAATCCTGGTACCCCTGGCAATATCTTCGTCGCTCCGGGTAACGAGGCTGGTGGCACGGGCGGGGTTGTCTGGTTCTGTGGGGGTGGCCGGACGTGGGCATCGGTGGAGTCGGCTGACCCCTACATTGGTGACGTGGATGGGGACGCCTTCTTCGGCACCCCGACTGGCATCCAGAAGTTCTCCTTCACCATCGGCTTGACCATCGCCCAGGCCACCACCGTCTTCAACGCCACGGCCCGTGGTTTCTTTGCATCGAATGATGGCACCCGGATCACCCTCACCAACGAGGAATCTCCGGCTGGCGACATCATCTACGTCGGGGATTCCACGGCTGGCACAACCAACACGTCCCTCGGTGACTTCCTGTCATCGTCAGCGATCACGTTTGTGCCGGGCACCTACGGGAATATCGTCGCGGTGGATGTGCCGGTCAACAACCGTTTGCGGGTGGATGGCGACCTCGAAGTCACGGGCGTCATCATCACCGGCGGTTCCGGCTACACGCAGGTTGTCGCAGCCCTCTGGACCGACATTGTGGGCACGATCCACACAGTGGGTGTGGTCCTGACGGCTGGTGTAGACACTTCCATCGTTCTGGATGCAACCCTGTTCTCCAACGGGCAGGCGATCACCATCAAGGACGAAGCGGGCCTGGCCAACAACATCGCTGCCCCGGCTGGGCAAAAGATCACCGTCACGGATACGGCTGGCACACTCATCGACGGGGCAGCCTCGCAGGACATCATCACGACCTACGGGTCGCTGCGTGTTTACAAGAACGGTAGTGGCACATGGTCGATCTTCTAAGAGTGGTGGGGTGACCAATGTCCTGGACTCCACCGACGAACCCCGAAGACAGCTATGAACTGAGTGTTTTCGGTTTCGGCCCCTTCCCGCTCCCTGGGGAATCTACCGATGTGATACCCCCCCACCCCGCTGGGGGTGGGTACGGGGGCATCGGGTTCCTGTCAGATGGCACCATCAGCGGGGGATCGCCCTACGGCCTGGGTTCTTATGGTTCCCGGTGGTTTTCCCGCCCTTTGGTCAGCGTCTCTGGCGGTTACGGTGGCTCTCCCTACGGCCTGAGCGGTTACGGCACAACCGAGGTCACGCCCCCCTACGTGTCATCGGCCATTTCGATCAGCGGTTACGAGGTTCGGATCTTCTTCTCCGAGGAACTGGACACGACCAACCCGGCCTTGACGGACCCAACGAGTTACACGCTGGAAACGGTTTTGGGTGCGGCCCCGGCAACCGTTGTTTCGGTCGTCGTCGAGACGGGGGCCACTTCGGTCGTCATCACGCACTCGGGCACGACGCAGGGCGGCATCTACAAGGTCCACGCAGTTGGACTGACGGACCTGGCAGGCAACCCCATTGCCGATGTTGACGCCCCCTTCATCGCCCAGGGTTCACCCCCCAATGTCGTTGCCACCCTTGCGACACCGGACACTGGCAACGAGGTGGTGGTCACCTACAGCCATGACATGCTGGCGAACGCCGGAGGGTACATCGCCCTAGCGTCCTACGACTTCGATTCGGGCACCTATCCGGTTGATCTGACTCCTCTGTCGATCACGGTGGACAGCATCCGGCAGGTGACCGTGGTGGTCCAGGGGATGACCTCCGTCCCCTATGACCTCATCGTCGGCCCGGCATTGGCCTTCTCGTATGACCTCACGGATGGTCTTGTAGACTGCGCCCGCGTCGATACGGGGACAGGCACGGTGGTTGAAGCCACGAGCTACCTCGTGGTCAGTCGCCTAAAGAACAACGCCTTCGCCATGGAGTGGCAGGACAGCAGTGGGACTATCACCCCGCTGACCTCGACTCTGCGGGCGGACTGCACTTTCGATTTCAGCCACGCCGCCTACAGCCCTGCTCTGGCGACGTTTCCCGCTCCCGAAATCTGCGACATCACGGTACAGGATGGTGTACCGGGCAACGGCATCCTCGTTCGCTTCACGCTTCAGCAGAGCATCGCCGGGGTGGACCAGATCCGCGTCCGGTCAGGCGTTTTCGATGTAGTGGTGGACACCACTTGGTCGGATGCCAGCCACGTTATCTCGTTCGTGCGGAACATGCAGGCAGGTATCGTGACCTTCCTGCTGGACGAAGCCCCAATCACGTCTACGCAGATCGTCAACGTGGACGGCAACCCGGACACACAGGCAGGTATCCGTTTCGCCTTGCTCGACGGTGGGTGGGACATCAGCGGTGTGCGGGTCGCTGGCTGCTTGCTGTCCAACAGCACGACCGTCTTCTCCGCGGCTTGGAACTTCCTCCACAACACGATGACATCCTTCACTGGCTCTGCCTTGCTCACCCGAGACCGGCTGCTGACGCAGCAAGGCCCCCTGGTGAAAGGGTGGGGCGATGCGACTCCAGCTACGGATCAGGACGTTGAAGTTCGCGTGAGCGGTACCGCCGTTGAAATTGACTCGGTGAATCCGTACATTGGCGAGATCATCCTGACGGTCCCAATCCCGTTTCTCCCATTGGGAACAGCGGACGTGGCGGTGGACTACCAGTGGTTTAAGTCGCCGGTCATGGAGTTGGTGGGGCTCAACACCGAGGGCCTCGTCCTTAACAAGTACGACTGCCCTCAGCGTGGGCATCACGATCCAGCAGCTCACGGCGACCAGATCCAGACGTTCCCCGACAATCCGAAGGGCGCTGTGGACATCAGCCGCTTCCCGATGGGCATCGTGCTTGGGCCAATGGATCGCACCGAGCCGCTTTACATCGGCCACAGGTACTTGGGTTTCTCCCTGGTTTACTCGGCCCTGATCAACAGCCCGGATACCCTGTTGCTCAACCAGGCTCCTGGCCGCGCCAGCGTTCCGGGCTTCGAGCGGGAAGTTTCCGGGGTGAGCGTCGCCTATGAGGGGTTGGTCAAGCCAGTCGACGATGTTCCTGCATGGGCTCTGGATGGCTCTGACCTTGGGGGGGTTGATCACGACGGGGATACGGGGCTGGACCTCGGGACCTACACGGTCATCGACCCCAACATCAGCGCGCTCGGTTCCGGTTTGGCCGCAACCTCGGTGTACCACCGAGGGGTGGACTTGACCTTCCCGTCCAGTGTCAATCTTGTGGGGCGGTTCCAACTCTCCGACGTGCTTTTTGACACTGCCTACTCAGCCCCGTCTCCACCACCAAGCAGCTTGGTGCTGACCCCACAGTCCGATGGCGTGTTCACGGGTGTCGGTTTCGGTATTCACGACAACCGCCATCTCTACTTCGTCGGCATCTTGTTGGTGAACGATGTCTACCATGTTGGCTTGCTGCTAAATCCCAAGAGGGTTCACGAGTGGGAGTCTTGGGAGATTGGCCCAGCGGCCACTCTCACGGCGACTTCGCAGACGACGGGTACCTTCGTTTTAGGGGCGATGCCCGCTGGGTTCATAGTGGGTTCCCGGTTTCAGAGGCTTGAAGGAACGCAGGAGGGCGTCTACACGGTTACGGCCCTTTCTACAGCGTGTGATGGAACGACCACGGTGACGTTCACGCCGGTTTTGCCTGCTCCGTGGGACATTTACGGCAACAAGTACACCGAGGTCGTTTTCGAGACGAATGTCAACGAAAAGCCGTTCACGTACCAGCTCGACATTGACACCGATCAGCAGGTCGCAGAGCTTCGCATTTCCGGTGAGACCCGCGGTGTTGCAGCCACCATTAACGGCAACGTGCCGGCTCTCCCTGCGGCCTCTGAGACGGCTCTACATCTCCCGCCCGAGCTGGTTGGTCAGGCTTTCTGGGGTTCTTTGAGCCGGCAGGCGGCCTCTCGGGCAACGTGGTCCTTCATCCGTTACGGCATCGTTCCCGATCAGGTGTTCCTCCAGGGACACGTCGTCACCAACGCCACCGATATGAGTGTTCTCCCCGAGAACAACCCGGATTCAGAATGGTGGCCAACACAGACGTTCGGGACATCAGACATCCAGGCACCGGATTCGTTGCTATTGAAGGCCACATCCACGGATGCGGCTGTCGTCATGTCCCACGGCTACGCCCGGGTGGAACCCTTCTTCGCCCCTGATGCTTTCCTTGACTACAAGGCAACGTTCCAGCTCGATACGACCAGCTCAGGGCGTGGGGGAGTGGGCTTCGTTCTGGACGACACGCAGAGGCGGGTTGAACTCAAGGCCCTGCTTATCAGGGAGAACCTCTCCGTTGACCCGACTCTGTATCGGGGTATCGTAAGCCTGCCAGCAGTAAGCCTGGCTGGCCTTGTATCACCAGAGTACATGGGATGGGCAGTGCCAGCGGGGTCTACCCTTACCGGCTCTCACGAGGGCACACAGCTCGTCACACGGCAGACTGCAACCAATCGCGGGCGATGGACCAACGACATCGACTGGGGTGTCGCCACCGATCTCAGCATTGTCCATGAGGATGTCGGCCGAGTTCTTGAGGCTCGAATGGACGTGAAGTCCCTGATGCCCAACATCAACGGGGACTCTGGCGTCATTTTTGGTTGCCAGTTGGATGCAGCCGCGGGTTACGCCCTGGTGCAGGTGGAGGTGGCCGGCACCTCTGGCAACGAGGTGGTGCGGTTGCGGACGGCTACTGGAGCCCCGGTGGTCGAGTACACCTATGACTGGGCAGATGCTCCGCACACTTATCGGGTTTTGATTGACCGGCTGGCTAACACGGTAACCCTGCTCATTGATGATGTGGTGCAGGCTCCGGCGGCAGTATTCGCCAGTTTCTCGGGTGGCGTAAACAACACGCAGACATTCTTTGGCTCCACAGGCCGGGATAGCAACGACCTGCACGACCCGAGCATCTTGGCCGAGGTGGAATGGCACTCGGTCCACTGCCACGCTCTGGCCCCTGCCGATCTGGTGCGGACTCTCGGCGTGTTAAAGGGCGTGCAGGAACCTCTTGACACCCTGGACATCAACAACTACGAGCTGCCCCGCATAGACTCGTCATCCAACCCAAACTCGTGGACTACTGGGCCTTCCATCGAGTGGTGGGATTGGCGGGCAGACCTTCAAGTCCGGGCCTACCGAGATCCAGGTTGGGGCATTACCATTCTGCGCCCGGACATTGCTTTGGTTCCGGGAGTGTCACCACCGTGGTACACGGCGGGCGACTCTGTCACGGGGCCTACGGCTGGTTGGATCAACGTCGAGTACGTGGAACTTCCTCGGACATCGGGCGGCAGTCTAGGGACAGTAGAGTGGGGATCGTTGGAAACGGACTCCATCACGCAGTCCCGGTGGGACGATGTTGGCTATCGGTTGTCGAAGATCCCGACGGTGGACCTCATTGCTCCCGAGCACATGGTTCTCAACCAGTACAACATCATCACGAGTGGCGAGCTGGGCCTGGATCGGGTGATGGAGACGGTCGCTGTCCAGACGATGGACAAGATCCGGTTGACTCTGTTGCCAACACACATGTACGCCAATAGCATCTACAAGATCATCGACGGGACTACCATCTGGACGGAGGGTTACTGGACGTTTGACCGGAACGCGCAGCTCATCACCCTCCTGTCGGACCCACTGACGGGTGAATCCCGGGAGTTCTCATCCGTCCACGCCAACGTCACGGTCATGTTCATCCCGGGCAAGCCGGTGACGAACACCTACTTGGAAGCCCAGCCGCTCCTCGACGGGGTAACGCTGCTCAACGAGGGCACGCCCCCCTACCCCAAGAGCCAGGTGGTCGCCACTTCCTCCGATCCCTTGTACAATGAGCTGGAATTCATCGAGGTGGACAACGAGGGGGCAACGGGCATCATCTCGTCTATCTGCGAGGGCGGCCCTGGCGAGGGCTTCTCCGGTCTGGCCACTGGTGAAGGGGAGGTCATCTATGATTCGACTGGGACGGCCACAGGGGACACGGTGGGCCGGGCAGTTGGTGCCGAGGTTTTCGACTTCAGTGGCGCGATGTTCTGGGAAGACGCCAACACATTCCCAGAACCGGACTGGCATCAGCAAGGTGGTATGCCCGGCGGCATCTTGTACGCCTCCGGCGGCAACTTCACAAATCCTGTGGTGGATGCTCTTGGAAACCCTACGGGGGAGCTTGTCGCAGCGGGCGGCCTCATCGGACCCGGTACGGCAGTTCTTTATCCGTCCTACCCAGCTCGTGGGCCTGTGGGCGGGGATCAAGGCCGCATCTATCGCAGGACTGAGTGGTTCCTGACACTCCGGGCTGTGACGGTGGATGCCGTTGCGGGTACAGATGCGGATCTGGATGAGACCTGGGATCATGACGGTTGGGATAGCATTCCGCCCACGCTTCCGGCTGGCTTCTCTCCCAATCCTAATGGGGTCCCCGACCCCCTCGGGGCAGCCTTTGTTTTGTTGACGTGAGAACCAGCTACTCGCGCTACGGTTCCTGGAGCGGCTTGGATTCTCTGACGCCGGCAAGGGACTCGGCGACGGTGGTGATGCTCTCCGTGGAGGCTGGCAACGAGGTTGCTCTGATAGACCGAGTGGCCTCGGGGATTTTCACTTTCATTGCAGCAGCCGTGCCAACGACGACCTTGGAATTTGCCACCCTGAACCCACACGTTTCTCTGGCCGCAACCATCAACACCCACCCACTGGCCCGGCTCCAGTACATCGCTACTGCGGGTTTGACTTCGGATGGGCAGATGCAGGTGGACATCCAGACCGTTGAACCGTCCCTAACAACGGATCTGGCAACTCTCTCCACGACCGGGGGGATCTCGGTCGTAAACGCCTATCCTGGCCCCGGCCACCTTTACACCATGTGGGGAGGAGCCAAGGTCAAACAGTCATCCTTGGCTGCTGGCGGTGAACAAACTATCGATCACACCAACGCCTACAACCCCCTGCTTGGTATGGTAGCCCTTGGCGGCTCTGTTCTACCGTTGGGTGGGGAAATCAACTTGATTCTCGTGTCGTCCCGTCCCCGGTAGGTAGCCTATGAGCCTTCAAAGTTGAGCATTCGGTTTACCTACCCGGAGGAGCTGATGGCCCACATCGAACGAGTGAAGCGGACACGGCAACAGGTCAACATGGCTCTGGGCATCCAGCACGCCGAATGCGGTATGCGACCTCGCAAGGGAACTTTCATCTTCGACCTGAAGGATGCC